TCGGCCTTGAACTGCGGCAGCGTGCCGTCCTTCGTCTTGCGCGCGATGAACGCCTGCTGCTGCTGCGGATTCATCGACGTGAACACGAACGCATCCGGGTTGACCGCCTTGTTCCACTGCGACTGCCACTTGTTGAACTGGTCGGTCGTGAGGCCAGAGTTCTGGAACGCATAATCCTGCGCCGCGCGCATCTTCTCGCCGGCGATCGTCTTCGTCAGGATGTCGGCGTTCGCCAGATTCGAGATGCCCGGGTTCGCGTTGCCCGTCACGGCGGCATTCAGGCGCGCATCCGTGCCGGTGCCGAGCGAGCCCGAGACCGACGAAGCGTAGTTCGTCAGGATCTTCTTGTACTCGTCGTAACTCGCGATCTTCGAAGGATCGGTCACGCCCATCGCCTTCAACGCGTCGCCAAGACCTGGAGTCGCCTGCAGCGCGCTCGCGAGCGTGTTGCGCCAATCGGTGCCGGGACCGGTCGTGATGTTGGAAAGCTGGTCGCGCGCGGTCTCCAGCAGGTTGAGGCGCATCGGCGCATCGGCGGCGGCGTCGTGGAGCGATTGCGCGGCGGTGTTCGACGTGCCGGCTTGCGCCGCAAGAGCCGTCTGCTGCCCCGGCCCGAGCGCGGATAGCGTGCCGGGACCGGCTGCCCCTGCTGCACCGCTACCATCGTTGCGGCCCGTGTAGCCGCCCGGCGCGCCCGCTGCGCCGTTCTGCATCTGCAGCCATTGCTGCGTCGTCACCTGACGCTGCGAGCCGTCCGGCATCGTGATGGTCTTCGGCGCCGCGAGGTCTGCCGCAGTCATGCCGCGCGCGACGAATCCGTTCGGCGTCATGGCGCCCGTGAGCGCATTGCGGTTGAAGAACGCGGTGCCCTGTCCAGTATCGGCCGTCACCGCCTGCGGCATGACCGCCTGCAGCTTCGCCTCGCCCGACAGCGAGTTGATCAGGTGGTTCTGGATCCACGAAGCCTGTCCGGCGGGATCACCTGGAATCGACTGAATCTCGCGGATGCCCTGATCGAGCGGGAGCAGACCCGACTGCACCGCGTCGGAAATCTGGCCGGCGATCTTCGTCGACATATCCACCTTGCCGATGTCGGGATCGACCGCGAGCGAGCCGATCATGCCGCGGATGCCCTGCTGCTGCTTCAGCGCAAGATCCAGCTTGCCTGTGTCGTATTGCAGCTGCGAGTTGCGCTGTTGCGCGATCTGGCCCATGAACTGCGGCAGAAATGCGCCGGCGCCGTTCTGCGCGGCAAGCGACTGCAGCTTGTTGAAGTCCACCGAGCCATCCGGGTTCACCGACTGCGCGTAGGCCTGCGAGATGGCCTGGTTCGCGCCGAGCTGTAGCTGGTTCTGGCGCAGCGAGAGCAGGCCGGCCGCCGTCTGGACCGGTTGCTGGATCGATTGCAGGCCAACCTGCGGAGCCTGCGCCTGAAGGGGGATGGAAGGATCGAGCGGCATGGGTCACCCGTAGTTGGCCGGATTGTCGAAACCCGAATACGCGTTGCCGTAGATGCTGCCGGACGGCTGGTTCAGCAGTGAATACAACAGGCCGCCCTGCGCCGCCGAGCCGAGCCCGGCGTTGATCGCGTTGGCGCTTCCGATCGTGCCGGCCGCCTGCGCATTCGCCCCCGAAGTCAGGAAATTGCCCGCCGTATTGGCCGTCTGCAGCCCAGCGTTGCCGACGCCGGCTGCCGCGTTCTGACCAAGCCCTACAAGACCCGCCAAACGGTTGTACTGGTCGGACATCGTGCCGTAGTTCGTCATGAAGTTCTGCAGGGCATTCTGGTATTGCTGCTGGTAGGTCTGATCGGCAAGCCCGGTTGTGTATTGACCGATGCCCTTCAGTTGCGCGCCAGAGAGGTTCAGCCCTTTGGCCGACGCCGCGTTATCGACGCCCTTCAACCCCTGCTGCAGTGTGAACTGGTAGCCCGGCGTCTGTTCGAGCTGCTGTTCTGTCGGATTGAACGAAAAATTCATCGCACCGAGATTGTTCAGCGTTGACCCCAGGCTCGGGATATACCCGGTCCCGAGATTCATGTACGGCTGCAGGTTCTGCTGCATCTGCTGGAACTGCTGCCATTGCAGTGCCGACGCATTGTTCGCAGCCGCCGCCTGCGTATTGGCCGCGCTGGATGCGGCATTGGACGACATGGCCGAGCCCGCCACACCTGCGACCGCTGTACCGATGCCCACCGCTGCTGCAACCATAGATCACCCCTCAAAGCCATTTTTCGTGGATCGTTTCGACCGGCGCGAACCCTTGTGCGCGGAACAGCGCGCCGGCTGCCGCCTCGAACTGCACCTTGTTGCCGACCGCCCAGCGCTTGACGCCGCGGCGCCGCAGTTCCTGCTCGGTGAACTGGAACATCTGCGCGCCGATCTCCAGACCGCGCCGGCTCGGCTCGACATAGAAGATGTCCGGCGAGCAGGTCAGGCACGACTGGTAGTGCAGCGCGGGCGCGATGAAGCACACGAAGTACGCGGCGATCTGCCCCATCTCGCGCCCGATCACCATCAGCAGCGTCCCGTCCGCTTCGCGCGCGCGGTATGCCTCGACCTGCGGATCGAGCGGCACGCCATGGTCCTTGTGCGTCGAGATTTCCGCGTAGTGCTTCTCGAGCAGTGGCCGCATCTCGTCATAGACGCGGCTGAACGGTTCGATGTCGAAAGTGATCATCGCGAGGTCCTGATATCCACCACCATGCTGATGCGGTCGGACGAACTGTTGTTCACCACCGAATGCACCTGGCTGTTGTCGAACCAGAAGCAGTCGCCCGTGGTCATGCTGATCTGCTCGTCGCCGCACTTCAGCACCGCGCCGGGCAAGCCCTGCAGCACCACGTGAAAGCGCGTGTAATAGCGCGTCTGTTCAGGCGTGTCGGCGTGCTCGAAGATGCGGCCGCCGGGCACGATCTTGTTGATCATCACGCGCCCGAGGCGCTCGCCGGCCACGCGCGCCATCAGGTTCATGACGATCGGCCGCGCTTCGTGCAGCAGCTTGTACGGCGGGTAGTCGACCGCTTCGTACTGGTCGTACCCGGCAAGCTGGTTCTTCTTGTACAACTCGATCTGCTCCTCGGTCAGGCCTTCGACCTTCTCCGGGAAGCGCAGCATGATCGTTTCCGTCTCGCCAAACGGCCCCTGCGGGTAGTGGCGAAGGAACGTATCCTCCTTCCACAACTCCGGGCGCCGTTTGATGGCGAGAACAAGCGGATTGACGTCCACGCCGCTCGCGAGCAGATGGAAATTGCGCATCAGCGGATACCGCCTACCTGATACGTCTCGGCCGCCGTCGGCGTGATGCTAGCCGCCGTGTTGTTCGAGAACGTGATCGCGAGCGTGTTGGCGGCGCTCACGCGGCAATTGACGATGCCGAGGCCGGCCTGCGAAGTCGGCTTCGAGACATAGACCACATCGCCCACTGCGATGCCGGCCAGCGTGAAGGTCTGTTCTGCAGTCGTGTTCGCCGCCACTGCAGCCGGCGAGATCGTCAACGCGAGACGATAGATCTGCGTCACCTTGTCGCCGGGCGTTCCCTTGAAGGTCAGCGATGCGACAACCGGTTCGTCCGTTGCAGTACCGAGATAGTTGGGCATTTCAATGCTCCTTTACGAAGGTGATCCAGAGGTCTCGTAGACGCCCCCGGCGATGGTTACTGCGGTTGCGGTGCCGGCCAGCGCCTGAAGCGTCATGCCGGGGTCCAGTTGCAGGCCGATCGCCTGCGGCGGCACATACGTCTGTCCTGCCGCCAGTGAGAACCCGGAGAGAATGGTGGTGGCCGCCGTTGCGCTACCTCCCGAAGGAACGCGAAAAAGCGTCACCGGTACCGGGCTCGCACTGGTATTGGTCAACGACAGGTTGTTAATCGTCGCGGTCACGCCTGCGACCGCCGTGTAATAGGCAGCAGCGCTCGTCGTGAGTTGCGCCGCCGCGATCGCTTTCGGAATCCGTTGCATGGGCTACCTCGGCAAAATAGTGACTGTCGGCGCTGCCGAATACGTCACCGTCACCGCATCGCCTGGGCTGAGTTCGACGATCTGCGACCCTGGTGCGAGCGGCAGGACGGCTGCGCCGCGCTGCATCGAAAGCGCTGACACGGTGCCCCCGGTGATATGGAACCCCTGGCGATAGCTCGCCGTGTAGGTCGACGGCGATGCGCCAAGCGTTACCGCGCCGGCCGACTGCGCATAGCCGGTATCGGCAGCGGGTGCAAAAGTCGACTCCGACAGGTACTGCGCGGGCACCACCGGCGGGAACGCCATTTCCATCGAAAACGCACGCTCGAAGCCCGATCCTGCCGGCGAAAACAGTTCTTCGAGCGCGAGAACATCCGCGACGGTGAGGCTATTCGGGGGAATGCCGCTCGAGCCACCTGAGCGTCGGAATAGCTGGATCAGGAACAGGAACCATGTTTCGGTGACGACGCCGGTCTTCGGGTCGACGAACGGCACGTTGACCAGCGGCACATCGGTCTGGATCGTGGAGGTAGGCGGCGTGCTCATTGGTTGTTCGACTCCGCCTGTGTCCATGCCCCCAGCAGCGCGGTCTTCGCCGGCGCCGACCATGACAGCTCGAACACGCGATCGCGCGCCATGCCGAGCCGCTGATATTGCAGCGACGTGACGTATTCGCCTTCCATGCCGAGGCTGATGCTGATGGCGTTGCCCCACGACTTGCCGCGCGTGTCGCTCCAGCGCAGGAAAACCGGAACCGGGTCATACGTGCCGGTCCCATTCCCGACTTCCATATTCGCGATGAACTCGCGATAGCGCATGCGGTCGCTGTTGTCGTCGACGCTGTGCATGAACGAGCGGATGCGCGGGATCGGGTTGCCGTTGTCCGTGTACGCGTTCACGTCCCACAGATACAGGTTGCCGTTCTCCCAATCGCCCACGATCGGCATGCCGTAGGCCGACGCATAGCAGTTCGCACGGTGCCGGTGCAGCGCGCCGTCCGCGTCGATCCAGTTCAGTTCGTTCCACTGCTGCGTCGACAGGTCGTACTGCCAGGTCTTGTCCGCGGTCGGGAAGGTCAGCACATAGAAGAAGTGCCCCTCGATCTGGTACGTGAAACCGATCGCGTCATCGATGCGCGGGTATGTGGCCAATTCGTTATCGAGCGCGAAGGTCGAAATCTGCTGGGCGTTGAACTGGCTGCTGCGGTTCACGTAGCAATTACCTTGCGTCGACTGCGCAAGCCAATAGATTTCGCCATCCATCTGCGCGATCGATGCGGCCGCGGCACAGCCGTGCTGCATGAAAACGCCCGGCAACCGTTCAAACGGGAAGGTCGGATCGCCGGCGTTGAACCACACTTCGGTGGTCTCCGCACCCAGCAGGTAGATGTAGCGCTTCGTTACGCTGATGCCGATCAGCGTGTCGGAAAACCCTGACTTCGAAGCGAAGTCGGTTGCGTCGAATGAAATCTCGTCGTTCAGCGAGATATACCATTCGCGCGTGCCCGGCATGTTCAGCACCAGAAAGCCGTCGACGAAATTGATGGTCGTGCCGCCGGCGAACACACCATCGGTGATGGTCGCGAAAGTGTTATCGCTCAGATCGATGGTGTAACCGGCGCTAGACCCGTCGACGAGCACTGCGAAATTGGCGTTGTCAACCATATCCACCGGCCCCGTGACGCTCGTCATATCGCCAAGCCGGGTTAGCACGAAATCACTGGAAATCGCATACACCGTCGATCCGCAAACTCCATACAACGTTCCATTGGACGCGAAATAGAGCGCGCGCCAGCCCGATCCGACGATCGGCTGCGCGGTTGCCTTGACGGTCAGTCCCGGCGTCGGATAGTAGGTGAAGGGAAACGGCGAATCCTTCGGATTCTGCTCGGCGTACAGGTTCACGCACCGCTGCGCCTCCGCGACAAGGCTCTTGGCAGAGTAAGCGCCGGTGATGAGCGGGAACTTGGCCATTACGGCGAACTCCCGATGTAGAAGTCGCCGTATATGTTGTAGGTGCCCGTGTTATTGCCCTGCAGCGCGATCGGCATCTGCAGGCGCGGGATCTGCGCGTTCACTTCCTCGATGATCGACAGCGACGCCGCGGCCTTCTTTTCCGCAACGGGGCTGACCGGCAGGCCGTAGAACGGATACAGCTCGAGCGTCAGGTTCCACATCAGTGCCGCGCTGTATTCCGGCGGCAGCGAGATCGCATCACTCAGGTTCTGGAACTGCTGCAGCTGCTGCATCACGGTCAGGAAAATCTCGTACTGGTTGCTCGGAAGCGGCCAGATGAAGACGTTGCCGATCGGATACGCCGCGTCGTAGAACGCGTAGCGCGGGAAGGAATTCAGGTTCTTGATCGATATCCGGTTGTAGTCCTCGCGCGCGCGAAGAATCTCAAGCGGATAATCGACCGGCAGCGGCGTGTTCTGGTTCTGGCGGAAGAACGCCGATTCCAGCTTTGCCGGCCGCGGCACGTCGAAATCGCAGCCCGGGCCGACCGTATAGGACAGTGCGCCGGTGCCCTGCTTCGAGACCGTCACAAGCTCGTAGATCATGTACCGACGGCGCTGCAGCTGCGCCATCAGCATGTTGAGCAGGTTGAAGCAGTCGTTGATGTCCTCCGCAGCCGCGGTCTGACCCACGCCGAGGACGTTGGCCGTCTTCAGCGCGAGATTGATCAGGTCGCGCGGGGTCTGCGGAACGGGACTGGTCATGACTACGCCTGCGCCGCGGCAATGGCTTCGCGCAGCTTGGCGACGCCGGTGAGCGGATGCGGGGAAAGCCCCAGCGCGCGAGCCTGTTCGAGCAGCGTCGCACGCTCGTCGGCCGGCTTGTCCTTCGCGGTCGCGGCAGCTTCCTCGTCGGCGTTGTTCACGGTGATCACCGAGCCATCGGCCAGCGGCACGTGTTTCGGATACTCGACGAAGACATACGGCGCGGTGAAATTGCGACCGTTCTGGTTCGGCGGGATGAAGGATGCACGCATTGAAACTCCCAAAAAGGGAGCCGGGTTCCCCCGGCCCCAAGCACAGCCCCGGAGGAGACTTGTTACAGAACGTCTGCCACGATCGAGGCCCATTCCGGCCGGATCGCAGCGAAGCCGTACAACACGTCGAGACGCGTGATCAGGTTGTCGCTCATCACGTCGTACGCGGTGATCATCCGCATCGCGCACCCATCGAACTCCGCGCGCGCCGATTCGACCACGCCGGAAGTCGGCATTTCGAGGTCGGCAGTGGCGAGCGTGAAGGCTTCCGGGTAGAACGCGAGGTTCTGGCGATACGACGTCGATGCGGGCAGCACCAGCGAGATCGCTGCGCCGTTCGCGGGCGACGCCGTGACCGTGTTGAACGCGGCCGGCGCCGGCACGATGGCCGGATAGATCGGGATCGACGTGGCGCCCGACGCGACG